TCAATCCCCTTTCCTTAATACAATATCTTTAATATCTTTTACATCCGTTTTAAGGCTTTCAAAATCCTTATGTAACAAATCTGCCAATTTGTCTATTGTTGATTGATAATTCTCTTCCCTTTCCCCATTTTTCTTAAGTACCCACACGAGTAACGAGACGAATAATACTGCAAATACTCCATAGCTAACTATTAAGTCTAACTGTGTTTGAGTAACTTCCATACTCCACCTCTTTTCTTTCTTGGCAATAAAAAAACACCCTTTGGTGTCCTATTTTAACAAGTCATAAATTTCACTTAATCTTTCATTCGTATCATTAAGATATTCATATATATCTTTATTACTTGGATTTAATTTGGGTGCTATCTTTCTCTCTAATATTCTTGATTCTCGTTCTTTCTTATGTCTATATTCTTCCGATTGTTTTATTACAATGCCTTTCTTAACTCTTTCAATTTTGATCTTATTCATTGATTTTCACCTCACTATTATCCATGTTTTTATTTGCTGTTTTTATAACTATAAGATCATTTGTCTGAATGTCTAATTCCAATTCTGCAATACCATTTTCTGCTTGCTTTTCAATAACTTCACCCCCACAATTAAAATATATAATATCATTATTGTCTTCTTGAAATTCATCAAGGTAATTATATACCTTACAGAGTAATTTTTTATCATCAATCTGCAACACAAGTTTTTTGTAAAAACAATAATGCTTTTTGATTATAGCTGTTTGGTTTTGAGTCTTTACTTCTTCTAGCGATAAAACCTCATCACCACTTAGTATAAGTTCCATAATACAACCTCCTAATTAATCTAATACAACCCACACATTATTGCTAGAATCAGGTGAACTTTGACTTCTGATTTCTAAACTAGAGTTAAATCGAACAGGGAAAAAGTTATGTCCGCTATTTGGATAGAATTCTTTGGTAGAACCACCATCAATGCGAATATAAAAGCGTAGCCCTCCGTTTATAGCAACTAGATAACCACTACCCGTTACAGATAACTGTAACTGGCCTGTCATAGATACATTAGGGCAACTTGTTTGAAAAGATAATGAAGATAAATTAGTAATGCTATTTACTTTCGTCAAGATATTATCAACACTAATTTGACTCGCTCTACTACTTATATTCGCATCTATCCTATCTCTATGGGTAGTAGTCACGCCCCAGTTTGCTTGTCTACTTGAAACAGTAGTATCTAACCTATTGGCTTGTTCTTGTGATAATACTTGAGCTTGTCTACTAGATACACTTGCATCTAAATTATCTATTTTACTTGTCCTAGCAGAACTTAAATTACTTGTTAAATGCTCATAAATTTGCCTTAATCTTGCAAACAAAGAGGTAGTACCTGCATTGTCTGTATTACCACCTACCTTAGTATTAATTGAATCAACATTTGTTTTTATATTATCCTGTGTCGTTTTATCTGCTAAATCTATATGTGGCATCAGCTTACCTCCTCATAATTCATTCTTACAACACCATTTACAACACTTAATCCCCATCGATATTGATTACCACCATCAGCAAAAATATGGGGCATTGAACTGGATAAATGTTCTTCCAACTGTGACCCATCTTCTATTTGTTCCAATACTTCATCTAATTCTTGTCTCGTAACATAAACCTCAGAACCTAAAGTAGCTGTTACATTACTTGAACTTCCAACCAAAGTAATAACATTAATAAATCTTTCAATTACTTCGCTACCCCCACTAGAAGGAATGTATTCGGCATTAGTAGAAGCATTACCATAGCAATAAAGTATCTCGCCCTCATCAGGATCCATTGCAAAAACACCAATTTCTCTCCAATAAAAACCTGACATAATATCTTGATTAGTCAAATATCCTTTTATCTTCGCTTGGCCACCTGTAACAACTTGAATACCAAGTATATCCAAAGTTTTCTTTTCTCTAATAAGATTATTCAACTCCAAGACACTTTGTCCAGCAAGACTACCATCACCAATTTTGATCTTTGTAAAATTAAGAGCTATACCAACCTGTGCCTTAGTTTGTAAATTCCTTCCTTTATTTGTTAAAATAAGTCCTCCGAAAGCTCCCATTATCTCACCTGCCTTATTGTCATATAATCCGCTATATGTACCAAACTTCCATAATACAAATTTAATTGATCTGTTGCAGTCACTTCTACAGTTTCAAGATGTGATCTTACATTCTTAATTGAATTCACTGCTTTTGTAAAAGTACCTAGTTCTTCATTTGTAACTGAAATATTAGTAGTTAATACTTTAAAGTAAAAAGGTTGACCACCATATTCAAACCATTCTTCAACTTCACCATCTCCAAAAAGCTCTTTAATCAGCAATTCTAAAGCATAAGGTGTTCCTTTTGTGTACTTATAAATCAGTGCATTTTTAACCAGTTTTTTTTTAACTGCTAAAGGTAATTCCGCATCATAAAAATCTGTATTTAACTCTATAGCTAATATATCAACAACAGCTTCACTAGCTTTATCTATATTTACAAAGGTATAGACATTATGAATGGAATTTACTAATAATTGATACTCTTTATCCACCACCTTGCTTGCTGCAATCATATCAGGATCGCTTTGCAAGTTGGGTGGTAAGATTTGAAGCAATTGAGACTCATAGATATTAGTCATTTTCAAGACCTCCATAAATGAATTCAATATTACCTTCTAAGGCAACCTGTTTTTCAAGCAAAGGGGTAAATACTGGTGATTCAATTTCAATTCGTTTAGCACCAGCTTGTAAACCTCTTGCTACCAATTCAGATGGGTTAATATCTCGCCCAATCTTTGATTTTTGCCAAAGGATATATTCATTCTTTGCTTTCTCAACAGCTAATTGAATCTCTGTAATTCTATCCGCATCTGATCGCCTAATATAATAAGTCGCAATTAAATCATATGACACTTGCTCAGGAGCTTGTACATGAACTAAATCAGTTAAAGGCCTTTTTGTCTTATCACTTAAATGAGTCTCTACTTCTCCAATTAAAGAAGGTCCCGGTATCTCACCATCTTTTAGAATAAAAGTAACATCAACTATACCTGATCCGGGTACCGATGACACATTCACATCTTGTATTGCAGAATTAAATTCCTTTGCGAAAAACTCATAGGCACCAGAAGGACCAGCAACACTAAAACTTTCAGGCTTAGAAATAATTCTTTCTCGAAAATCTTTGTCTGATTCAATCTCTGAACCTCCTTGGGTTTTTGTTAAATTTCTTACAGATTCAACATAAGGTATGGGATCAACCAATACATTAATTTGTCCCGATGTAAAATCATTTCCCACAATGCCATTTTCCAAGCAAAAAACTTCTACATCAATCTCCATGCTCCCTATAGGTATCTCTGCATATGATTTTGTAGCAAAGAACACATTTTCACCATTGCTGATCCTAGTCCCTTGAGGAATAGCTATAGCATTTTGTTGTACATCTGATAAAGTAAATCGAACAGTAGTAAGTGCTGGTGAAGCCTCTAATCTAATAGCCCCCACCCTCGCTCCAATGTTATCTAAAAAAGTACCTTCTGCATATTTGAGTAGATTCTGTTTTGCAGAGTAATCAATAAGTTGATATGCTGTATAGATTCTTAACGCCTGAGAATAAATAAAAATACGAATAGGATCGCCTGGATTCAATCTCTTAACTTCTCCTGTTTGTTCAATGTAAGCTTGCTCGTAATCTGAAATCATACTTTCCAACAAATCATCTATACTTTTGTTAATAAAATTCACATCAGGTAAATTACTAAGCACCGACAATGTCTACCACCACCTTTGGTTTTAAAATACCCTTTACTTCATCTGCTTGATACTGAACTTCTTTTATAATTACCCTTGTTTCATACTTATTAACTGCTTCAATAACTTCAGCATTAAATAATGTCCTAGCAATCTTCAATGGGTTATCTAACAATGAAAAATTTAAGCCAAACTCCCTATCAAAAACAACGGTACCTTTTGGTGTAGAAAAAAGAACAGATAAGTTTTGAAAAATCTCATCTGCTCCTTTGGCACCAAAATCAATCTTTATTGAAATATTCTTATCTATTGTCATTTCATCACAACCCCGACACATACTCTTCCAAAGTCACATCAACCTTACCTGCATATAACTCACCATTATTGAAAATAGTATCCCAAGCTTCACTTATACTTTGAACGACCCAAAGATCGGTTCCAAGAGCCTTTTCGCCTAAAATCAATCTATGAGCTTCTCCATCTCTTGCTAAGTACACCCATCTGTTCATTTCTTCCCTTGGCTTCACTCCAAAACTACCATTAATATTAACAGTAAAATTAATGGTATCAAGACCAGGACCAAGAAATTCAGTCCTTGGTTTTCTTAAAACAAGTTCATGTGCTGCATATCTGCTTGCCACATCCCTAGTAAAACCACTAAAATTCATAATCCTTTTATCCGATGTTTCGAATATAATAGGGCCAAATAATCCAATCACTTTAGCACCTCCTAACTTAAAATGGTGCCATCCACTTGAAGATTACCTTCAATATTCAAATTACCTAATATTTTTATATTGCCTTCTAAGACAATATTTTGAGCATTAATAGTTAAAGTCTTTGACTCCTTTTCATATCTAAAAAACGCCTCATTGAGTATATTCTTATAATAATTGCTTTTTTCAATAGGTTTAAGTTTCTGATTATAATATGTACCCAAACAAAAACCTTGTCCATTTTTATGATAAATACAAAGTACAAAAGCCCCAACTGTGGGCATATTATATTCAAAGGCTAACATCGGCATATCTTGACTAACAATATCATCTTGGTCTTCAAATACTACTTTCACAGTACCTAGATCATAATTTACACTGGAAACTTTTCCAACTCGTATTGCATTTTTACTACTCATCAATATCCCTCCAATACTCTGTGAGTATCAACATTAGATGTAAAACCATTGATGTTGTGAGTGACCTTGTCAATATAATATTTGCCATCAAACAAACCAAAACCCACAATATCAACACAGGAACTTGCTACCAATTTGACATTACCTGGAACACTAAAGGAAAAAGTATGTTCTGTCTTATTTCTCTCTCTCAAAATACTTTTTGCTAAAACTTGAGCTTCTGCATAACTAGAAACAGTTTCATTAACCTTATATACTTTATTACTTTGACTTTTTGCATCTGTAAAAATATATTTATAATTGTTATTAGTCACTGGATCCGTATACGCCACCTCACAACTTTTATAACCTGTATCTGCCCAGCTATTTTTTGCACTCCAAGATAGCATATCTTTTTCATCAAGGATATCAACACTTTTTTTAGATTCATATTCTTGTTCACTAAAAATAACAAGTTTCTCATTATAAATCTTTATGGCCAAACCATTCTTTTTACATAAATCCAATAAAAAAGAGCTATCTGATTGATCACTCTGTTCAATAAATTGAATAATTGGATTAGCATTTGTATCATAAAATAATCCTATATGATAATTTTTTGTTAAGGATGTTGCGATTTCTTTCAAGCTACTGTGAGACCAAGTACGATTCTTTGGAACTTGCATAAAATCTGAATTGGCTGGTGTAGAAATGGCCCCAATTGTTAAACTTCTTGGTCTACCTGAATAATCTACATCATCCACCATAAACTTTCCACAATTAAGCCTTTGATTATCACCTTCATGCCTCCAATTCAATGTCTCAATACTGATTTCAATACGGTCTCCTTTTGTAGGTTTCCATTCATTAATCCACTTCTTATTGTTATCTCTAAGGGTAATACTAATATCATCTGCTGTACCTGAAGCGTTATCAGTGTAAGAAAAACCCATTACATCTTTTTCAATATCTCTAGTGATATCTTTGTCCTCATAAACAACCTTTATACTCGTTCTACGTGTAAGCATATTAATTCCTCCAAGGTGGTAACCCATTGGGGTTTTGACTCAAATTAACTTCTGGGACAGAAAGGATGACACCTTCTGAAAAAATAAAAGTGTCCAAGTACTTGGAATTTGCTTCCATTAACTCTTTTATAGGTGCTATTTGTCCATATAATTTATAGGTTATGACATCCCAAGTATCTCCTAAAATTGTCATATACGTCATAAAACCACCAGCCTAACCAAATTGTAATCGTTTCTTCTTATAGAGAATAACTTCAAGTTTTCTTTCAAAATCATCTAAAGCCTTTTGGGCAACATCTTCTAATTCCTTCTTACTTGTACTCCCTGAAACATTGTAAGTTGGTGCATAAGTTACTTGCAGTGTTTCGTTAGTATGGGATGATTTAGATCCGAATTTAAGTAACTTATCTAATTTAGATAAAGGCAGTACTGCTTCATCTTCTTTGCCTTCACCAATATTTGCAAGTATCCCACCTGGTTTATGCTTAACAATACCACCAGTAGCAAATTTAGGTATTTCAGGAATGTTAAATCCGAAATCCTTGCCACCAATACCTGGTACCCAATCGGGAACTTTAAAGCTAATTTTATTAATACCTTTAATCAAGTAATTAACTACTGAGAGAATAGCGTTAACACTTCCTTTAAGTACATTGGTTACGCCATCAAATATTCCAGAAAAGAATTCACCAATCCCACCAAAGATACCTATAATGCCATCATATGCTCCTTGAAAAGCTGACGAAAAGAAATCTACAATACCTAAAACAATATTTTTAAGACTTTCTCCGACTCCTAAAAAGAACTCCTTAATGTTATCAAAATTCTTTATAATGAGTAATACTGCAATTCCAAAGGGTCCAGTTAAAACAGCCAAAACAATTGGTCCCCATTCTTTAAGAAAATCAACTATACCATTAAAAATATTAACGGCCATTGTTTTGATACCTTCCATTATTTTTATTAACCAGCCTTTTACTTTATCCCAATTTTTGTATAACAAAACACCCACTGCTATTAAAGCGCCTACCGCTACTACTACAATACCAATAGGAGACGTTAAGAATACCATTGCAGACGTTAAGAATCCCATTGCAGCACCAAATCCTGTGGTAACCAAGGTAACCCCTTTTGTTATTGCAGTTATTACAAGGATAATAGTTTTATAAGTAGTTAAAGCACCAACAATTCCATATACAATAGGGCCTATAAGCTCCCAATTATCTCTTATATATTCATAAAAATCAATTGCTTTATCAACTACAAAACCTATAACATTAATAACCTCGGGTAAACCATTTGTAACTATCCATTCGATGATGGGCTTAGCTTTTTCAAAAGCCTCTTTTAGAAATTTACCAACATCTTGAATTACATCTTGTAACCTTAATAAAACAGGTTGATTAGAAATGACCGCTTCTTGTATATTATTAAAGGATTCTAACGCAACATCTTTCATCCATCGGATAACCTCTATCAATTTTTCAAAATGAGGTTTTGCTTTATCTAAAGCCCCTTTTACATATTCTGTTCCAACTAAAACATTATCAATGAGTGCAACTACAAACTTCTCTATTGCAGGAACTTTCGAAGAAAACCATGCATAAAATTTTGCTTGTATTGGTAGTAGTTTTTTACCTATAGTTTTTCTCATATCATCAAGCCTTGCATTTGATTGAAGTATCTTAGCTTCATCAAGTTCGCCCATCGACTTGTTCATCTCACCTACATTATCTGTAATAACTTGAGCAAGCATGGCAGCCCTTTCTTGTTCTGATCCATACTTGAGAACTTGCTCTTGAGCTTCTGTAAAAGAAATTCCCACCCTAGTCAAAGCACTGGTCTGTCCTTGTAAGACTTTTCCCATCATATTTCCAATACTAACTGCATCACTTTCAGATGCATTGAACCCTTTTTGTTGAGCTAGTAAATTGTTCATAGCTGGTACTAAAGCTTCAACAGATTCTGTCTGAGAAACAAAAGTAGCTAATTGTTGTGCTCCTGCAACCTGCACTTCTCCACCAATGATACCAATTTTCTCTTGAGCAGAAGTCAAATCAAGAATAGCTTGAATTTGATCTTCTGTTGCCTGCGTTCTTTGAACCAGAACAGTTGATAATTTTCGTTCAACTTCAATTTGTTTCTTAGCTGCATCTATAGAATCATTTAAAAAACTTTTTACCGATTGTATTCCTGCGTAAGCACCTACCGCAGTAATAGCTGTCTTAACTGTTTTTGATAATTTATTAAATGCCTGACTAGCTTTTTCAGTTGCTGATTGAGTGTTTTTAATATTTTTTTGTGCTGTTCCAAAAGACTTTGGCAATGAATTTTGAATTTTAGCTCCAAGAGCAAATATGGTTTCATAAGTTGTTTTACTTGCCATTTTCCATCGCCTCCTGGACTTCTTCAGCTATTTCCAAGAGTTCTACTACACTAAGCTTAAGATAAAACTCTAAGCTGGTAAAAGTAGATAAGGCAAGATTTATAGCTATCTTTCTATATTTCTTGCCAAATCCTTGCTTTATAGCTATACCTAACTGTATAAGAAGCCCATCAATATGTTTTTTATCTTTATTCCTTCATTAGCTGGAAGTCCTTGAAAAAACTCAAGAGGTTGGCTAGTTGCTTGTGCAGCTAATATACACGCATATCCAACAGTAAGTTCACTCATTGCTGAAGCATTCCCCTGAGTTGTATAAATTTTATCAGCACTGGTTAAATCCTCTGTTGTAAGATGTTCAATTCCACTCAAATCCACCTCTTTATATTCCTTCCCTTCAAAAGAATAAGGCTTTTTAAACACTACTAAGTATTCATTTTTCTCCATAATATCCTCCTAAATTTGATTTCTTATTTCTGCTAATACATCAAAACCATTAACAACATAAACAAAATTCAATTTGTCCACTTCAAGCAATACTTTATTCCCTAGTTCAATCTTAATATACAATACTTCAAGGGTATTCTTAGTCTCTGTCATCTTGCCAACACCAATAGTTCCTAAATCGATGCCTTTAGGAATAACCTTTAAAGTCACTTTTAATCCTTTATGCTCAATTTTACCACCAGACACATCATAACTTTGCTGTGATGCTCTTAAATATAACGTTTGCCCTCTAGGTTGTAAAATAGTAAAAGATTGATCGTGAATGACTCTAAAAGGGATTTCAATAGAAAGACTACCAAAATGGCCTGGTGTTGGACTTTCAATCTCTCCAGCAATACCAGCTCCCCCTATGGTTTCAGCCATAGCTTCAAGGTTTGGAAGTGTTACTTCACCTGAAACACCAACTAATTTCTCATTCTCATTATAGACATTATAATTCACTACTTTTTCTGGAATAGGATTCACTGCTCCCATCTTTATTCACCTCCAAACAAAGACAAACTTAAAGCTTCAGGTTCAAACTCTAATGTATTAATAATAGATTCTGCTGGTGGATATGGTGTCAAAGATTGACTAAACTTAATCCTTCCATTAGTCAAATCAACTGAAGAATTTTCATCTTGATTGAACGATATCTTTGCTTCAGCTAATTGGAATCTAGCCTTAAATCCATTGGCACGAATATTTTCAGAATCAATAAGGGTTTCAATCAATCGTTTATTCATTGGATCATCTACTTTTGAGAAATAATTTAGTATAAACGTATTGCCCCACCAATCAAACATCCGTCTTATGGCTATAAACCTATCTTTTGGATCTTCTGTTGTAGGATAGATACTTGTATTGTTCCCCCAACTTTTCCACCCATCAAAGTGGATTGCTGTCACAATACCATTACTATTTAATACATTAGCTTTAGAAATATCCAAGAACACTTCTGTCCCATCTTCTAAAACTGTGGCACTTATTTTGTAATCTTTATTAGATGGCGAAATATACGGTACCTCATTATTTCTATAATCTAAATCAGCTACCATAGCTCCATACACAGCCGATTGTGCATACATCTTTGAATTAATTTTTACCTTTGGCCACAACACAATGGCGTGCTTATTAATATAGCCATTTTCATTTTTCCAATTAGTAACTTCTGAATATGTTTTTATTTCTGCAGTATCTACATCCAATAAACACTCACATTTAAAGACGCCACTGATACTTTCTGTTCTATTCATCATAGCCTCAGCCACATTTGGTTTATGACTCCAACCAGGGATATTAATAAGAGCTGGTACTAATGACAATTGAGGATACATCTGTTCAATCAAAGCCAAGCCTGTATATTGCCCTGTGTCCTCATTATAACCACCAATAATATCCTCTTCTGTAACTGCTAAAGGATCAAGTTGTATATAACTCAATGAAAGCTCTGTAGTATCATTTGGTATAGAGCCATCTGGTAAAATTTTTAATCTTACATAACCATCAGCAGTGAAATCAATAGTGTAATCTGTCCCTTTACTGTAAATGGTATCATCAGCCACATTTTTAACTATAAAATAATCATCTATTAAAATACCTTCCTCTTTAATCAATAATGATTTTAAAGTAATGTTATAAACTTCATTTATAACAGCAGTTTTATGTTTACTTGGGTCTAGTACATTTACTAAAACTAATGGTGCAACATTAAATACTCTAAAAGAAGCATCTACAGACTGACATACTGAAAACTTATCAAAAGCATTTGAATAACCTATTTTTTCTTTAGCTTCATTGAAGTTATTAACCACAATTAATTTATTAACAGCCATTAACGGCTCCTTGAGTAAATTCACTGGAGCTGTCCCTACAACAAATTGAATTGCACTTGTAGATACTACTGGGGAAGCTAATTGCGTAGCTTTTTCTTCTATATAAATACCATGTTGATAGGCCATTTTATCACCCTTTCTTTTTTAAATTTCAATTTGGTTATTTTGTATAATCTTTGGTGTTTCCCAACTGGTCATTAGAGCTGCAAAGTAATAAGGGTACGTATCTTCTTCTGACAATTTCCAATTAAAAGGATAAGCAACCGTATATTGATCATTAAATACACGATTGCTTATTAAATGTTTACTTATTTTATTTATTACATTAATAGCATCTCTATAACCTTGATAATTAGATTCCAGATCATAGATTCCAATTAGAAACATAATATTAGTCGTTGCATTGTTTATTTCTTCAGTATCTGACCCATCCGTTAGTATAACTAAAACATATGGAAAATGATCTTTGTCCTTACTACCTTGCTTGGCTGGTAAAGTTTGAGGATAAATATTTAAGTTAACTTTTTCACCTTTTGGATTTTTTAGTTTAAAATTTACAAATAAGTCTTGTAAATCCTTTACTAGATAATCTTGTAAAAGAATAGGTATCACTCTACACCTACTTTCTTTTTAGCTTCCTTAATCGCTTTTTCCATAGCTTTATCGAAAACGTTTTTAATTTCATGGTCAAGCCTTTTATTATATGTTTCCATTCCTTGTTCCATAACACTTTCTCTTAATGATCTATTATTCATTAATTGAGGAATGGATGGACCTAACTTTAAATCAATTGGAAGTCGGCTTTTCCCTTTTCTTTGAAAAACTTTATCACCGTGTATGTCTGCAACAAAAGCATGCTTTAATAATTTTTGTCCTGTATCCTTTCTCACAGAAACATAAACACCATCTTTTTTTTGCTTCATTTTGTATTTGTGGAGTCCCATTTTAAAACCTGTCGACCTCAAACTGGCACTTAATCTTGACTTATTCGCTTTCTTTAAATTAAACGTTTCTTTAATAACCTTTTGTTTAAGCTCATATTTCTGTGCAATGCTCCTTGAAACATTAGTTTGAACATTTCCAATAGCTCTTGTAAGTGCTCTTGATATAATAGTGGGTGCTTGCTTGCTATATTCTCCAAGCTGTTGTTGTACCTTCCCCATCTCATAGTCCATATTCATCTCAATCATGATTCATTCGCCACCAATTCAATGGTATATATCCCTTGATCTTCTTGGATATCACTGACTCTATAAGTATCATTATCAATCACCATCATTTCACCAACAACAGGTTTATAACCTATATTCTCTTTTTTTACGTGAAAAAGAACGTCAATTTGATATAAGCCTGTTTCTTGAAATATCTTAGCTTGACGTTCTTTTAATAAATCTTTATCCCATATAATAGGCATATCAAATCCATTAACTTTATGTATTTCTGCAAATTCATTTTGATTCAAAAAAATATCTAAATCATTATTGATATAATCTTTAAACTTAGACATTTAAACACCTTCTACCTCTGCAATTCTATCTTCGATAAATTGAACAAGAGTCTTTCTATTTTTATCAGCAAGTTCACACTCTAAAAGTTCATTTAACTCTTCTAAATCCTGAATGGTTTCTACTAATATCTTTGCATCATCCACTGTTAATTTTGAAATAGCCGTCTCAATATCTTCCTGAGACTTTTCTTCCATTGAACCAATTCTTTTAGCAAAACCTTGTGTAATCAATCTGCTCTCTTCTTCTCCTGATAAATCATCGATCTGTTCGCAAGGCAAATAAGTTTTTTTATTATGTCTTACTTTCCATTTAATAACTTCTACCATAGGTCATCCCCCCTAACACACAATTGCTACATACCAATCGTCAATATCATCAGGAGCTGGCAATGGTTTAGATGATAATCTAAGATTAGTTGTATCATTTTTAGAATCCACATACATTTTAGGTATTCTCATACCCTCAATAGTTACAAAGTTGCTGTCCTCTATTTGAGTAATAGCACCATATAATCTTTTGGCCATTCCTGTACGTCCCATAATCAAATGTTTCTCTGGCATCATAGGTTGTTCATTGCCTTCATCATCAATAAACCACTCATCATATTGATAAATTTCTAAACCTAAGTCTGCTAAATAACCAATAAGTGTTACAGCTGGACTCTTAATAGCTGGTTGAATCATTCCAAAGTTAAATCTGCTTATGTCATTAATCTTTTGTACTTTTGGATGATTGATAAACACTGAAGCTACATCAGAAGCCATTACAACAACGTTTGGACTCTTACCAGTAGATTTTATGATTGCTTGTCTCCATTTTTTCAAATCTTCATGGGGATCTGAATTACTTGAATCCGTCCAAGCGTCACTTCCTGATAAAGTTTCTTTTTGAGTCATATTGTAATCTACAACTTCATCTACTGTATTATCTGTCCTATCATCAATGATGCCTTTCATAATTACCTTACCATTGATAAGAACTTCTCTACACATCCATTCTTCTCTACGAGTGATATATTCATCAAGTTCAGCAAGGTCCTGGCCAGTGATTTCTGCTGCTCTTTGGGCAGGTGTTTTTGTGCTATAAATAGATTCACCCATTGATCTTTTTGATAGATCCTCAACTGTTGTAATTCTTTCTGGTGCAATTTTGGGCACCTTATAACTGTTGGTTTTGTACCCTTGTCTATCCATTACAATACCACCAGCTCTTGGTGCAACGAATGGTGCCATTTTCCTTTTACCTTTTTTAAAATCCACATCAATTTCATTGGTTACAAAAGTTATAGTTCGATTAAAAAAAGTATCTCTTAAAAATGTGTGTGCTGGCTTCATTAAGTTGATAGCCTTCATCATTTCTCTAGTTGAATAAATATTAATAGCATTAGGCATTTCGTTTCCTCCTCTTAATATGAAATAGTATCTTTTAGATGAATACCATATTTTCTAAGTTCATCTTCATGTTCTTCTGCTGTGTCTGTTCCACCAAAAATCAAAGCGTTACGATTAAAAATTCCTGTTTTGAAACACTGAGCAACGACTGCTTCTGATGTCGTATCAACTTCATCAGTAAGAATAAACTTTGCTACTTCACTACCATCAGTTGCAGAAGACTCACATAATTTCCCTTGTTCGTTAGCAGTAACAATACCAATTACACTTCCCCTTTTCAGAACGCCTTGTCCTGCTGCTAGAGTAACGCCTTTTAATAAAATTTTTACATCTTGACCAGCAATGAGATTGTCAGGTTCGTTACTACCTAATTCTTTGAATAAATCATTCATTATTGTTCCCTCCTTTGATTAGCTCCTGCTGCCATTGAATTAATTGTTTCTTTTTCTGCTGCTTCATCTTTTACATCATTCGGTTGATTAGGACTTGATTCCACTTTATTGACTCCAGAATTTTTAATATCTTCTTGAACACTGTTTAAATACTCGCTGCCTTTCTTTTGGTCTTTAAGCAATGCTTGAAAAGCTAAATCTTGTGCATTCATTGGATTTTCTCCATATTTTGCATTTTCTACAAGCTGTGGATCCAGGGTATTAGAAATTTGGTCTATCGCTTTGATTCTTTCCCTTTCATTCTTAACACTTTCCACTTTAGCAGACTCTATGACTTGATTCACTAGAGTTGGGTATGCATTTCTTAGTTCCTCTACTGTTTTAATTTCCATGCTCTTACCTCCTTGATTATTTGGTTTATTATTAACAGCCACATTATTTACTTGAATTGATGGCTGTGTAGTAACTAGATTTGGAATGTTAGGCCTGTTTTTAAAGCTACTTAAATCGTGTTTCACTCCTGCTACAAATAAATACTTATTGTCATTAGAAAGTTCTAGTTCAACTTCTTTATTTGAAGCCTTTTCAAACATTATTTCATCAAAGAAGCCCTTTTCTTTGGCCTGTTCTCCGGTTAACCAAGTTTCAGCTTTCATTAATTTAATAATTTCTTCCTTAGACATATTGAATCTAAGAGAATAGGCGTTAATTATAGAATCTTTTATGCTATTCCAAGCATTATAGGCCTTTTGAATATCTTCCCCGTCATACCAGCCTTGTAATAACATAGTTGGGTCATGAAACATTACATTCGCATATACAGGTCCCTTTATAATGTCACCACCCGACATAAGAATGGTTGCGGCACTAGCTGCTAAGCCATCAATCTGTGAAATGATGGTTGCATTATACTTTTCTTTATAAAGCTTAAGGTTGGTGAGCATCGTATGAGCAGCAAATACATCCCCACCAACAGAATTGATTCTCAATCTAATATTTCTTCCTTGTTGATTATTCAAATCAGAAATAAACTCATTCTGTACTACCATTTCTGACTCATCCCACCAAGGACGATTAGACGCAATCTGTCCATATAAAATTAATTCTGATTCTGAATCCGTACTGTTTTTAAACTCCCAAAACTTATTAATATTACTCAGTGAACTCATCTCCTTTTTGTTTATTAGCCTCATTAATCAGCTTGTTTTCTCTTGCCATTTGAATAGCATTATCATCAAAATTACCACCCGTAAGTTCCATAGTTTCTCTTTCTCTAGTACTAAATCCATTATTAACTTTTAATATGGATGCATTAACTTCTCTAACTGGATCTATTTGCCCTTGAGATGGTCCAATCCATTCTGAACCACACCAGGCATTTTTTATTGAAGGATCATTAAAGAATCCTGGAGCCTTTATTCTTCCTCTTGCAACTGCTTCACTTAGCCATATCTCATAGATTGGTTGGCAAAAATCATCTGCAAACCAAATCCTCCTCATTCTAAAAGCCTTCCAAGCTTCAAGTAATGCTGCACGACTTGCTGAATAACTAGATTCAAATGACTTGATTAATAGCTCAAATGGTATCTCTAAAGCCGCTCCCACTTGTTTCAATATAGCTTTAACAAATGGATCAAAACCACTAGCTGGTCTTTTAGGATCTGCAATGACAACATCTTCATTAGGTCCTAAGATATTAATGGTTCCTGCTCCCAACTCATAAGAATTTGGGTCAACATCATCCACTCTTTCTTCTTCTGGGATAGATTCTCCAAAAGCAACTTCTGCTCTCGAATCTTCTTGCTTAATAAAGGCAGTAAAAAAAGCAGTCACAACAGCTGCTGTCAATTCAGCTTCTGTGTATCTGCTTACTTGTTTTAATGCCTCAATAACTGGTGATAAATAGGGAACACCCCTATACTGTTCACATCTTTCAGATTCCATTAATTGCAAGATGTTTGGGTTGCCTGTTGTTTTGCCAAAGGCTTCAATCCTTACCCATTTTTTAGATGCACTACTGTAATCATCAGGATAACTATTACATAACCAATAAGCTACAACTCCCCCATTCTTATCTATTTCAACGCCATTACTAATAATATTTCCATTCTTAAGCTTCTTTTTGCCTTCGTCAATATAGCTTATCTCATCATTATTAATTCGTTCTGGTGTTGATATTCTATCAGCTTCTACTAAATGAATATTTATGGAATAGGGCATGTAACTTGTAACCCTTTGATTCTTAATTAAAGCCCATCCATCTCCATTCATTAACCAAGAAATCAAAGCAATCTGTTGTAGTTCGTAGAAGTTATTTAGTCTAGTTGCATCACACCATCTGGACTTTGCCCATAAATTAAACTCTCGTTCTGTATTCTTTTCCCACATATCAGCTTGTTCTTGAGTTAATCCAAGTTTATCAATGTCTAATCTACTTTTTAGTTTTAGTCCTTGCCCCACCACATTGGTTCGATTGGTCTTTATGGCTGATGTAGCTATAGGAGCATTCATAAATAATTGCCTTGAACGACTCCTTAATGTTGGAAGGTTTTTATCAATGTCACTGTAAGGATCCTTACTTACTTCTGACCATCCACGCATAGACTTTTTATTATGGCTTGCTCCACTTCCCGAATAACCAGAATTAAGAATCTGGACTTTCTTTCTAGCTACTTCCCTTTTTAATGCTCTTTGAGGACTAAAATAGTTTATTGTTTTATCGATAAAGCTCATAAGCACCACCTCTCCACCCTATAAGTCTCTTGGTGTAATTCTAAAAGCCCTTCTTCTTGCACCAATTTTTGCTTTTGCTTCTAATTCATCACATACTTGCTCTAAATCTTTTATGGCCCTTCTAATCTCACCTAAGTCTGCTCTTTTTAGACTTCGTGTACCTATTTTGTATTCTTGCCCACTTAAAATAGCGAGCTCGGCTTCATAATAGGCCTTTAATCGTTCTTTTGCTTGCATTAGTCTTACATTCTCCATAGAAACCACCTTCTAAAGTTGAATTCCTTTATTTACAACACCTCTTCTTGGTTTAGAGGTTCTTTTTTGTTGAGGCAAATAGATGTCTTCATTATTGTCTTTTCTCTTAATCAGTAACTCATAGTTTGGATTTAATATCTCCACTGCTGCTGAAGCATAATTTCTTAAGTCTAATGCTTCATTTCTGGTACCACTTTTCTTAACCCATACTTGTTTACGTTGGCCTTTTGAATACTTAAAAACTCTTCTCTCACTTGTTAATCCTTTAAAATAGTATTCATCATACCCTTTTTCCTGCTCTATAGGAAAATGACAATAACCTGGTTTATCTGGGAACTGAACTTTCAGTCTTGAAATAATAATACCTTTACCAGTATCTACTCCTAGTGGGAATAAGGCAGCTTTCTCTCTGTTATTTCTACTAACTTTACCGATGAAAGGCAATCCATCTCCACCTTTACCCTTAATAGCAAAAATTCTTCTGTATTCTCTTGGCTTACAAAACTTATATACTTCAGATGCCAAATACCCAGAGTCAACACAGCAACAACTTATAATAATTCTTTTTCCATCAGCATAATGAAATTCTTTCATCAAATATGCATCTAGGTCCTGCCATACTCGATCAAGTGTAGGATCACCAATAATTTGTCTATATTCAATACCCCAAGATGTAGAATTTAATCCCCAACCAACAACTTCAATCTCTAGCCTATCATCTTGAACGTCTACTCCTGCTGTTAGGACTAAAACATCTTCAGGTACTTCTGCATTATAAGCTTCTCTTCTTTTAAGTAAACTTTCTTCATCTGCCATCTCACCATCTTGATCTTCCCACGATTCACCAAGATATGTATTAACGAAAACCTTTAACATTTCCTTACCTTTTTTCTTTGCATCCCTGAATTCCTTAATGATATTTTCCCATCGCTCCCAAGGACTGGCCAAAGCATTTAAATGGAATCCTCTTCTTGATGTTATTTCTGGTGATTCTGCAATCCATTTTCCTTCTTGTGCTTTCCATTCATATTCTGAAAAGCGTTCTCTACAGTATTTGCATTCCATTGTGACATCTTCGAATCTTAGTTGCCCCCACGCTAGTGGTTGATACCTTCCACACATAGGGCAAGGCAAACACCATTCTTCTCTTGATGTTGACTCATATTCAAGTTCAATCCTTGACGTTTCTTTTTCTGTTGGTGTAGAAACATATATTTTCTTCTTGTTCCAGAAAGTTTTCGTTCTTTTCTCAGCTAATGACAGGGGGTCCCCTTCATTTCCTGCTGAAAAAGGAAATCTATCTACTTCATCTGCTAATAAAACTCTAATCGGTCTACTAGATAGATTGGTTGGAGAATTGGCTCCTACCAAAACAATGTACCCACCAGGGAAGCCTTTTTCTAAGATGGTATTATCACTATCCCTTGATTTACTATCACTTATTTTCTTTGAAAGTGCAGGCGTATCTCTAATCATTGTGGCCAATCTCTTTTTGGAGAATGATTTGGCTAAGTCCACTGTTGGGAGTAACACCATCATTGGTGACGGATCATAATCTGCAAAGTAACCCATAATATTTAATTCAATCTCTGTCTTGCCAACCTGAGATGATGCTACGATAACAACTGTTTCAACCTCTGAATCATTTACTGCATCCATAATCTCTCTTTGATAAGGTGCTCTTTCTGTTCTCCATTGACCTGGTTCAGCTGAACTCTCAGGAGATAACTTTCTATAAGTGTCTGCCCATTCACTAACAGTTAATTTAGGCGGTGGAGCAACTATTTTAACGATATTAGAAAACAATCGTAGTGTTTTCTTAGGAATCTTCTTCTGAATCTTCGTCATCATCATCCCACACTTCTTCTTCATCCTCATCATCCAACGAAATGTACTCATCGCTTAAGAACATTTCTGGACTATACTCAGAGAGTTCTTCCAAGGCCTCAATGACTTCTTTGTCAATAAGTGATTGAATAACAGGAATGTTATCTCTTGCAATTAAAATAGGAGCCAACTTTGAAGGCATCGTCATAAGCTTAGTTCTAAAGTTGGCCAACATATTTTCCATTACGTGTTTAACATCTTCTGATTCGTGAACTTGCCCCTGGATCTTGGCAAGATTAATCTCTGCAATCTTTCTTTTTATCATTTCATGGATAGCTTTTTCTTTGTCATAGTTCAACTCTTCATCTTCTTCGAGCTCATCTATATCATTTTTAGTTTTAAGGAAGGCTATGTATTTTTGTACACTTGGATAAAGAGCATAACGACCTCTTGCAGCCTTTTCAATAACACCTTCTTCTGCATACTGCCTTATTCGTCTAGATGTTACATTAAGAAGCTTTCCCATCACTTCTGATGAAACGGTTAACGTCTCAATATCCTCTAATTTGTTATTGGAACTACTCATTTATCTCACCTCGGAAATGGAAATCCCCATAAAATATTTTTTGTAACTAGAAAAACCTTGGGCGTCTGAGCACCCGCTACTCTTACATCTCCCAGGAGGACCCGTTGACTAAATATGACCCCTAAATATGGCAAATTTATATGCCTTTTGGGCTCTAAGGGGAGCTAAGAAATAATTATTCTATAAAAAAATAATGCGACACCTCTGATGCCTTGATATATCAATAGGATATCTATTAGGTATATTTTTCTTTCGTTTAGTTTGACATATCTTACTAAACTGTCAAACCTGCCACAGATTTTTTCTTCCTATATAAATGGTCCATTTTTAACACTTGAGTTTTACATTTACCTTTTGTGTCAAACTAATACATTTTAGACAATTACTTTCCGAAGTCTCCTATATTTGAAGTCTCTGATAGCATTATTCTTCATCTCTTGTGTTAATCCAATATAACGCTTCGTTATGCTTATATCATTATGATTAAATATCTCTTGAAGGGTTACAATGTCCCCAGTCTGTTGATAATAGTGAAATCCAAAGGTCTTTCTCATCGTATGACACCCAATCTTCTGAATGCCAAACTCTTGTGCAGCTTTGTTAAGAATGTTATATGCTTGCTGCCTACTAATAGGAGCATATATACCCTTCTTATTCCTTTGTCTAGATGCGAAGAGATACTCATAATCCTTCTTGCCTTCTATATATTTATTAAAGACTTTCCTTAACTCCGTATTGATTGGAAAGAACTGTTCCTTATCTGTCTTTCGTTCTCTAAGACTTATGTACTCTCTATTACGAACATCCCTTACCTTCCAATGCAATATGTCGGATATTCTAATAGGCGCATAGATGCCCGTACAAAAAAGAACATAATCTCTTTCACTCCTTAATTTAAAGTAATCCATCATATCCAGTAACAGATCATAATCTTTAATTGGTTGTACAGTATTCATTCACATCACTTCTTTTTTCAAAATAAAAAACCCTTGAGCAAATCTTCTCAAAGGTTTTATTATATGCTATACTTTTAGAGCACCCAAAAAATGGCTATGCAAGAAAGGAGCCATTTATGAGTGATTTTGAAATACTCTCTCTCTTTCTACTAATTTTGATGTTTGGTATAGCTGTTGCTAACCTTACGTCAAAATTCAAAGATAAAGACTAACTCTAAAGTAAATATACTAATGATAAGACATTGATACGTGAGATTGACGGGTCTCGCCATTAAATACAATATTTATTTGCATATCGTACTCAATGGGTGCCTTATCATATTTTAATTATCACCACGATTTATATCTCTTAATCATTGAAAGAAAAAAATAAATGTGTTATATTTAACTTATAGTAGAAAGAGTACATAATTTATGGCTCAATATTGTAATTCCGTCAAATTACAATGAATTCAACCATTGATTATTCAATAAGGTTGGGAGGACAGAAAAGGCACTAGTTATTTCTAGTGCTTTTTCTATAGCCTTTTTTATCAGAACAAACAGTGATATAAGATGATGATACCTTCAATATAATATCTAAGCTTCTTTTTTGACTTACGTATTTATTACATCATTTGAATATTTTATCTTAATACGAAGTAATGCAAGTGGTTTCAGTTCTTGTCTAATTGCTTCGCAATAAATAACCCCTGATTTCTCAGAGGTTACACTAAGGGGGAGTGCTACTTCTTTCAAGTAGTCTACACTATTATATTATCACCACTTTTTACCTTTTTAACGTCAACATACAGACTTTTCATCGACTTCAAAAAGCCATAAGAACGTCAAAAAAACGACACTTTTTTTAGACTTTCATAAAATCAAAGCCTAATTGTATCGCTCCTGTTTTTTTATCTTGAATTTGACCAAACAAAGAAAATTGTAACTTATCAATTGCATCATCCCTTATCCTTTGACATTGTTTTTCACTAATGTGCATTGAATAACTAATTGCTGTCCAAGATTCATTTCTAATATAATATCTTTTAATAATAAGAGCTTCATCTTCATTTAATACCGTAATTCCTGCATCTATTCTTTTGATTAGATTTTCTAATCTATGTATACGATCTTCCAAGTTTCCTATTGCTAAAACTTGTGATTCTGTAGTTGAATAAAATTGGTTAGTCGATTGAGTCTTTTCTTGATCATAAGAGACACCGGATAAATTATCCTCTCTTAATTCCTCAACCATCTTTTTATCGGCTTGAATCTGTTTTTTTACATAATTATATTGATATAACCAACTTTCAAGTTTCTTTATTTGATCAAATTTCTCTGCCATCTTCATTCCCCCAGTAGATATTACTTCTTGTATCTTATTACTTAGTTTTGTATTAATTTCTTGGCTTCACCATATGAAATAACCCTATAACCTATTTTTTTCTTTTTATTTGCTTGATCAATACTTGTAAAACAAACTGCTTTTTTTAAATTAGTTGTATAACCTTCTTGCCCAGCAAATTTGAGTTCTTGTTTATGCATTAATACGTATAGCATTGTATCACCTTGCACTTTCTTCTTGATTTTTCAAACGCTTGATTTGAGCAAGACACGGAATTTTACTATGTTCCCTACCCTCACAACCTTTAGTTTGGTATCTCAAACATTTCTCACATTCGTAATCTAATATAAAATCTTTCTTTGCCATCCGTCACATCACCTTTCTTTTGTCTGTACTAAATCTCTTTAATCTTTTTAAGTGAACTATCTTCAAACACTGTATCTCCAGTCATAACACCTATACATTTCACAGCATATAAAATCATTTCCTCTAGATTTTTGGCATTCATGATTTTCGCTCTATAATCTTCACTTATTCTTATGTATTCAGCTCTAATTTTTGCATCCCGTAAATCAACCAGTGTATGATCACAATATCTAAAATAATCTGTTGTATCTTCACCCTTCTTAATTTTCTCTAGAAGCATTCCCGTATTTTTTCGATAATTACATTCCTGTTCTTTAGCCGTACTAGCCACAATTCATATTTTCCTCCTTTTTTTAAATGATTAATTCCTAGTTTTCATCATCAAACGCTCTCTTGCTTTTCTTTCCAACTCGCTATAGTCATAATCAGGTTGGTCAAAGTTATTAAAGCTATTCTTCTTAGGGGCAGAACCTTTTTGAGACTTACTCTTCAGCTGAATAAACAGAGTGTCGAATTTCTTCCTCAATTTTTCCGTACTCAAAATATGGCTTTGCCAAAAAGAATCTTCTGTTGCAAATTTCAAAACTTCTGCTATTTCTTCTTTAGTTCTACCATCAATTCTGATCATACGATCAATATGTATTGCCCAATTATCTATTTGCGTTGGAGTTTCAGGTACCTTGGCTTTTGGATATAGACTTGTGATTTTAGCTATTAAATACTTTGTTATTTTTACCTGTACTGAATTCTCTTCAAACTTAAAGTCAGAACTTTTTTGTTCACCCTTAGAACTTCTATTCGTTGCTTCGTCACACGAAGTCGTGACAGTAATTTTTTTATTATCTGTGTTTATATCTGTGTTTATATCTGGTATAGGTGTGACTGTTTGGGAAGTTCCATTTGCCTGTTTGGGAAATTCCATTTGACCATTTGGTGTACTTCCATTTGCCCGTTTGGGAAATTCCATTTGCCCATTTGGGCAGAGGGTTTCATTCTCTTGCACCTGCTGATTATTATCTTCAGATATTTCTGCACATTCCACCCCATAAAAAGACATAATTTCATTACTTAAAGCATACCAAGTTGTTCTATCATAAGCTTTTTTATTATGATGACCTGTTAAAAGAACACCTTTCTCTTTTAAGCTTTTAATAATACGTCTTACTTGCTTTTCTGACCAAAATGGGAAAAGATCAGCAAAAGCTTTTGCAGTATTATAGGTCCAATAATATCCATCATAAAAATGTCTATTATTAGCACGGTTTTTATTTATCCAAAAGAATAAATTTTCTATTAATATAGCTTCATCAACACCATACATCTTTGCAATTTCAACATTAAAAGTCACGTAGCTACCCCCTAGTCATCTTCATCCATTATTTGTTGAATCAAGTCTAAATCAATATCAACATTAGATGAACTTTCTATCTGAACTATTCCTTTCTCTAATTGTTTCAACATCTTATCTATCTTTATTTCAATAGTACTAACCGATGGAATGAAATCTTTATGACGTTCATAAAACCTAACAGCTTCACAAGTGTATTGCGAAGCGTTAGATTTTTTATTCAGTAATTCATAAATATCTTTGTTATCCTCATTAAAAGTTAATAGTTTTTGAAGTTTTTCACTCATACAATCCCAGCTTTCACTAGCCCAACAATTTGATAACCTTTTACATTAGCCCATTGAGCATTTACTGTTGATAATTGTATGTGTGGTATATGTTTCTTTAAGTAATCTATTATAATCTTGCTTGTACCACCAATAGCTACTACAGGCATAATTGAGAGATTAATATTTTTCTCTCGGATACTATTAAGAATGTGATTCTTAATATAACGATCTATTACTTCTCTTACTAGTAAAGCACTATCTTTATCCAGTTGACCATTTATAATTAATCCTCCATTTTTTAGTGCCATTGCTGCTGTTTCTAAGTCGTAATCATCACCATAAAAAATCGAGAATTCTTCTCTAAGCATAGTTTCAAGTAAGGTACTTCCAAAGTTATTAGAAAATAAAGTACTTGGAACAGGTACTCTATTGTCATAAATTCCAAAATTCATATTTCGTCCCCCTAGATCAACAACAGCAACCCTTTGACCTTTAAAAACATTAGGTTCAAGGTAAGCAATGCCACTACCTTCACATCTGACTATAACCTTTTCTAATTCAATTTTATAGTCAACATCATTCACTGTAATTTCTATCAACTTATCTTTCATAATTAAATCTCGATAATTACTCTTTAAATCAGGATTTTTATAAATTGCTGTTGGACAACCAATTGTCAAGATCACTTTAGGATTTGTGTCTTTCCCTGCAATAGCCGTAATAGCTGTGTAAATAGATAATTCGTGAACAAAAGATGTCTTAGTGGTACTTGTATCATAGATTTCACCTTGTTCCCCAAGAATATATTCTTCACATTCAAAATAACTAACTTTGTATGAATTTCCTTGGAGTTCTATGTCGCCATTATTTAAGTCATAATACTTCGTTGGAAATGAAATCTCCTTGTCATTTGATTCTAGTACACTTCTGCCTACACATTTAGTTTTTCTTTTACCTGGATCAACTGATATAATGTATTTCAAAGTAGCTTCCTCCCTTATTTGTTTAAATGGATATCCTATTGATATGCCGAATAGGTGTTCGTGATATCAATAGGATATCTTCTTTTATAGAATGATGTTTACAGAGTGTCCTTGAAGTTTTTCTTTTAAATATTCTTTAATTGAAAGCATAGCTTCGACTCTCCAACCAGTACCACCTGCTTCAAAAAGTGCTGCTCGAGGCCCATCTTGCATTCTGAAAACAAATTTGCTTTCTGGTTGTTCAATTTCAGGGAATGTCCTATATGGCTTTAACGATACTGGATTTGGTACTTTTACATCATCAAAAGATGCAATACCTACTTTCGCAGTAACCATTTGACTAATACCATCGTCACCAGTTGTCCTTACATTTTCTTCTTTAACTGTACCTACTATTGTTAATACTTTAGAGCGATCTCCATTTACTTCAAAACAACTTTGAAGTAGTATATTGAAACTTTCTACATCAAAGAATTGATCAAAAGGAATTTTAGGTACAATAGCTCTAGCTTGTACTAATTGTTCTCTGAACTTATCTTTAGCAAGCTCTGAATAAATTGAAATACTTGTTGGAGATTCAATATGTATTGTCATTTCAGGACCTATTACATTGCAATCAATGCCTTCTTTTATATAGTCTACAATACCTGTTAAAGTTGTTATATTGAATGGCTCTCTAACTAATGGCTCATCGATTTTCTTCAAAGTATTAGTAGCAAACTTATGCTCCCCAACTTGAATGATTTCTGTTTTACCTAATCCTATTAAATATTCTAATGCTTGTTTTATCATTTGAAATTCCTCCTATTTTAAACTCCTGATTTTTGGGTTTTCATCTTCTTCATAATCATCAATATTAACTTGCCCAGGTATTCCACCATAGAACTCTGAAGCTACGACCTTACCCTCATTATCTCTGTCAATTACAATTTCTGTCTCAATAGGTTTTGTTGGTACCAATGTTGACTTAGCTTGCACACTTACTGATGCTACATTACGTCTTTCATTTGGTTTTAAGGTCAATGTGATCTGTATTTTTCTTGCCTTTTTAGGTTCTGTATTAGGATCCGCAATATTTTGAAGTATTTTTGTTAGTTCCATATTAAATCTTTCTAGTAACGCACCTTTTGCCAGCTCAGCTAAATTAAAACTTTTTTCCATGTTTCTCCCTCCTTATTCTTCTAAATATTTCTCTAAAAACCTTGATTCTTTACCCATTGCTTTATACTTCATATATTCTGTCCATAAGAATCTAAAGCTTTTGTTACCATATCTCTTCCTTAACATATTTCTTAATGTTTTTCTATTCATATATAATTTCCTCAGCTCTTTGAGTAATTAATTCAATTTCAACCTCTTTAAGATAGAGATCAATTAAATATTCCTTAATTTCATTAAATTGATTTATAAAGTTGGGGTCACTTAAATACCCATAAAACTTTTTGCTTTCCTTATTAACATCACTTTCCCAACCACTTAATACAATTTCACAATCAAGACTATTAACGTGCCCTGCATATGCTAAAAAAACAGAATGTTTTGTGGCACTGTTGACTAGTAGAACTAAATTCATAATCTCTTGAAATAAAATTGATTGTTCTGGTGTAAAGTTACCCATTATTTACCTACTTCCTTTCCAATCTCAAATATGCTATAATATAATTAACAGAAATTTTTTATCGGCTCTTTCAAGAGCTCTTTTTTTTGTCTATTTTTAAGAAAATATCCTTTGCTTACTAATTTTCGATTACATCTTTGCTCCACTTCTTTTACATTTACACCAAATTTATTCATTGATATGAAATGCATTTTAAGTGCTGCATATAGATCACCAACTTGTTCTTCCAAATCCAATAGAAGGTTATGATCTTTCTCTGATATATTCTCAAAACTGTGTTTGTTTTTAATAACTTTTTTAATCTCCATTAATGCCTTAATCATTTCACTTGATTCTTCAATCAATGCATCAATTACTACCTGTGGGTAAGTATCAACATTGTTTAACACAGGAACATTAAAGAATTCAGAGTTTCTTTGATAGGAATATTCAGCTATAATGGCAGGATTCTTTAACTCATTAGCAACAGCTAAAACCACATCATCAGGTATGGGTCGTTCCTTTCTTTCATAAGCTCCATATGTACTAGGAGCAAGCCCAACTTTTACAGCTATTTCACTTTGCTTAAGTCCCATTTGCTCTCTTGTAGTTTTAATCACGTCAATCACACACAAGGTAAACTTCACTTCCTTTCACTTCTACATTTTGAGTAATTAAGATTCTTTATTTAATACATTCAGTTCGTTATAATTAAGTTAAATAAAACATTTCTTAATTAAACTACTGAGCTCATTGGTTTCATTTCCTTAATCAACTTATTTTTCTCTCGTATCAAGAGACCTACTACTGTATTTGATGAACTAGACATTTCTGAATACTGTACCATATCATCTATACGTCTTATCCTTTCTTCCAAAGATGCCCAAGCAAAACAATTTTGTTGAATACGTTTATTCAGCGCAAGGCATCCGATGTAATCCTTTGGTTCATAATTGGAGCAGCTAGAACAGTCTTTCATATTTTGTTTTCATCCCCTTCTTGTCCACTTCTTGAAGCTTCTAAAGCTTTTATCTTTTGTCTAAGTACTTCTAAGTCTTGATGGTATTCTTTAAATTGGGATTCCATCTTTTCTTTTGAATCTTGGTTATAATAATTTGAAACATATTCTGATGCTGCATAAGCAAAAGAACTTACTAAAGCTACCACTTGATCTGCTAAATTTTTTTTCATATGTATTGGACCTCCTGTAATCTTGTTTACACATCTTTTCCGGCCGCACGTGCAGAAAGGATGCAATCCCAAGCCCTACTTTGAATTCTTATAAGGATCTCTTCAAGCTCTTCTGGTTTTTTATCTCTATAGGCTTCATCACTTATTTTGATTGTTGTATTCCCAATCTTATATTCCTCTACAATATTTCCTTTCGTTACCGGTTCGGCCATTAATTAACACCTCCCTTATAAATGTATTTGAAGAAAGAATTGTCCTATTACCTTAATTATCTTATTGAAATTGTTTCTCTACCCTTCTTTTGGTAAAATACCCTTGTGTTTGTTTTGGGTATTGAAAAATAATGTCCTGCGTTTTCATACTTCCTCACCTCCATCACACATAATAAAATTAAAATATATAAGCAAGCAGAAAGGACTAGGTTAATTCATCAGGGGCCTATCAAAGGTTATATATAAACATTAAAAGATACCGTGAGGGGGAGGTATTCAGTGCTTGTCCCTTCTGCTGTTGCTTGCTACGAAGCAGATTTAGTATGATAATTTTTGTCCACAACTAGAACAGTACTTCCCATTAGCATTTGACCTACAACCTGGACAGGCTTGACTAGAAACACCTACAATCTTTATTACTTTTTGGGGTATCTGTTTTTCTACCGCTTGTCCTGCAATAATAAATGCTTCTTTTTGATCATCATCCCAATTCGCCCAGGCTAGTCCAGCCTTGATGATATCAACTACTTTCTGATTTTCCACTAGTATGTACTCCTCTCCTATAACTTTGGTAATGTACCTAATCTTTCAAAAAATAATATATATAAGCAAGTAGAAAGGACTGGGTTGATCATCGGGGGGCGATCTATACAAAGAATAAAATGAGGGGGGTATTCATTGCTTGTCCCTTCTGCTGTTGCTTGCAAATGTTATATTATAATATAATTTCATCATCTTCTTTAATTGGAATAATAATTCTTGTAAAATGGGTTACATTATCGGGAAATTAGTATCTAAAGGTGATCCAACATATGGAGGTTCTTGTATAGGAAACTCCCACCATAAACAATCTCCCTCCTCTTCGATCCATTCTTCTATTGGTTTAGCTTCAATAGAATCCTCAAGTTCTCCTAGTCTCTTAACTGCCATATTGTAATTAAAAAAGGCATCATAATTATTAAATCCACCTATTGTAGGTTCTTGTCCCACTAAATCATACTTAAAGCAACCTATCGTCTTTTCTGTTAATCGTTTCACCTTTTCACCACCCTAATTTACTAATATCTATAAGCAAGCTGAAAGGACTGGGCTGATCATCGGGGGCGATCTATATAAAGAATGAAAATGAGGGGGAGGTATTCATTGCTTGTCCCTTCTGCTTTTGCTTCCATTCAAATCTACTCATAGGTATTTAAAATCTCTAAGGCTCTTTCTATTTCATCATCACTTTCATATGAAAGTGTTTCAGTAGCCTCAATGATTTCGGTTAAAATGTATTCGTCTACATCGTTCCTAAATTTTTTATATAGTTGATGTGGAAAGTCTTTCTCTTTTGATGTTCTAGAGCCATTTTCATTCAATTCACCAAAAGTTAATGTGAATTCTTCTCCTCTAAAGGTTAGTGTTTTCCTCATTGTTCCGTTATCATATTCAACTTTGAACTTTGCCATTCTCTCATTCCTTCCATTCTTTAATATGTATAAGCAAGCAGAAGAAACTGAATTAACATCGGGGGCGGTGTGAACATTAAATTTTGAAATTTGGGGAGGTATTCATTGCTTGTCCCTTCTGCTGGTGCTTGCTAAGTTTATGATACTTTTATATCATTTGTTAACACTTTGATTACTTCATCTTCAAAAAAAATCTCTTCTATTGACTTTTTAAATAGCTTAGCTATCTTTTGAGCTTCTACTAACGTAATTTTTCTTTCTCCTCTCTCTTTTAGAGAGTAAGCGTTCTTAGTTTTATATCCTAAAAGCCCTGAGACTTCTTCTTGTGTATATCCTAATTCTTCTCTTATTTTTCTTAAGTTTTCATACATAATATTCCTCCAATCAAGTAACCAACCTGTTAACTGTATTATAGTACACGTTTTGGTTACTGTCAACATAAATTTTAGAAAATGTTATCTTATTGGTTACTTGACTCTTTTCTATTTACAGTAACCATATTGAATACTACAATAATATTGAGGTGATAAAGCTTGTCTAACTTTGGCAATCGTTTAAAGGAATTAAGGTTAAAAAAAGAGTTAACACAAGAAGAACTAGGAAAAATTTTAGGAAAATCCAAAAATAATATATCACAATACGAAAGAAACGCTAGACAAGCAGATGATGAAACAAAAAAACAACTAGCACAATTATTTAATGTTTCATTGGATTATCTATTAGGCTTTACTAATGACCCTACTCCTATTGGACAACCTAGGAAAGAAAAAGAAATTGATGAAGAGCTTAATGGCTTTATTGAAAAATTAAAATCTACAGATGGGCTTATGTTTTCTGGAGAGCCACTTGATGATCATACAAGAAAGTTATTACTTAAAACTATACAGAATGTAAAAGAATTGGCTGAAGACATGAAGAGAAGTAAACCATAAAAAATACAATATTACCTTATACATAATAAAAAAGGCTGAACTCATAAAGGTAAACTTTGATGAGGTGAAAAAATTGAACTTTGGTAAATGGAATGAAGCTATTCATATTCATAGCGATCAACAAAAGAGATTAATCAGTGCTCAAAAAGCTGAATGTACTCCACTAAATATTGATAGAGAGAAACAAACAGGTGTGTTTAGTGGAAGACGTGGTCTTTATAACGTTATGCTTAATCAATGCAATTGTGGGGACTTTATTAGACGTCATTTGCCTTGCAAGCATATATATAGACTGGCAATTGAATTAGGGTTAGTAAACTTGCAAGCGAAAGCCGATATTACCATAATAAAAAAACTACCACATCCAGATAGTTTTAAACTTGAAGAGTCAGTTGATAAAATTGAAAAACTCTCTACTGAAGAACAGCTTGAACTTAAAAACATTCTTTTTGAAATTCTTTTCCATAAGAAGACTTCTGTTGGAGTAAAAGAAAATACCAATATCTCAAATATTATTAACCAGGAGATATTATATAAATTTGAAGATCCTAAAGAATTATTAGGTACATTTTCTCGAAATGAACTTAATAATAGATTATCACCTCTCAATATAGTTGGTTTCAAAAAAAACATGAGTCTATCCAAACTAATTCAATTTTGCATAGAAAATATTCCAGATAAAATTAATGATATTTTTTCAGATGCATTATCGGTTAGGCTAAACCCTCTCTTCGAAAAGAGCAAACGTAAATTATATACATATTTACGTAGAAAATATGATGATGAAACGTATTTTGATGGTGAGAATATTGTTGAAATTCCAGCTGGAGCCAAACCTATAGGTTCTATTTCAATAGGCCAATCTGCCTTTGAATCAGCTATTAAATATAAATTTCCAGATGATGATGTTACTACTTTACTAAATAAATATAACAAAAATCGTTGTACATAAATTGCAATGAAGGCATTAGCTGGGGAGCTAGTACCTTATTACATAACATAAGGGTTAATTATATAGTGCTCATGACAACTTGGGGAAAATCACAATAAAATAATGACAATACAGCGAGCAGAGAATTCATTAGGATATCTCTGCTCTTTTTTATAAGTGCTAGTGCGAAATTTGTAGAAAAAACAATGATAATCATATCTTTATGTATTATTGTTTTATTATAAATAATAATTAATACGGGAGGTTATATCAATGCCAAATCAAGAAGCAAAAAATACTTATTTAGCTAATTTTAATGTTACTTTTAGTAAAGATTCAAAGACTGAGGAACCTTTGTTAGATTATTTAGATTCAATTGTTTACCCTGCAATGACTAGCGACTTAGCGAGAGTGTATCAAAGTGATAAATATTTCTTTGATGAAGTAAAGATATTAGAAGTAGAACCTAATGAATTTATTTTAGTCGGATATTTCATAAAACAAACTAAAGTAGAGATAAAATCTATTTACAGTAATCGTCTTGAGCGACAAAATCAAACAGTACCAAATGCTCCTTTCTCTACTTTCATAATCTTCTTAAAGAACCATCGTATGATTTTTATTAAAAACCAAAGGAAAGAAAGTCCTAATATTAAAAGTTTCAATGCTACAGTAAGGCATATTTTAGACAGATATGTTAGAAATATTAATAATGATATCGCTGATAAAAACGCCAAGCTACCAATTCCCTTAGTAAACATTATTGGATTACCATCTATAGTATCCATTGAAGAAAAATTAAAATCTGTAGAAACTATAAATCAGCTTATCCTGCGTTTATATCCACTTAATGCAGATATCCCTGAATCTTCTCTAGATGAAGACTTAAGAGCTGCTGCAGAAAGACTTGGTTCTAGAACAGGGAATGCAACTTTTAATTCTCCAAAAAACAAACAGGAAGTTGCACGTCTAATAAGTAATTCAAAAGGTACTACAGAACCCGTTATGGCAGTAAAATATACAAATGGATCAACAGGAACATTAAGAAATGATAACTTTACAGAAACATTAACAATTGCATTACCAGAAAATAGTCCTTTAGAAAACACCAGTACAATTGCTTACCAAACGCTAAAAACAAATGAACAAATAAATGTTACTAGTGAGGAACACACTAATATTTTTACAAGGAACTTACAAAAGATAAGAAACTTATTGACTTCTAGATAAAAGGGTATAATAATAAAAAGTGAACAAAATATAAGGTGATGATTATGGATATAGAAAAAATAGCAAAACATTCTAAAGATATGACTATAAATAGGACTCAATGGGAGTTGTATAAACTATCTTCATCTTATGCAAAACCTAAATTCAAATGGTTAGTATTTATCCTTCTAATGATTCCATCAATAATAATTGCTGGTCTAATGAGTTGGAGTGAAAATACTATTAAACTATTAATTTCTTTTATTGAAACTCAGATTACAGTTTACTTAGCTTTACTTGGAATTATAATTACAGGATACTCCATATTTCTTGCATTGGTACAAGGTAAAACACTTATAAAATTAATGGAAAGTCAAATCAAAGACCGAAGTGAGATGCAAGTATATAACCTTTACTTCTTTGGCGTTTCAATTAATTATTTAACCATCATATTAGTAAATATTATCATAAAATCTATATTAAATACTTTAGATCCTTTTTGGTCTTTAAGTTCTTCAGCATTATTAAATACAATACTCGCATTTATTTTATTATTAATATATATTTACTTTTCGTTTTACTTTATATTAGAATTCTTTTCTTTTATTTTTAATTTGCATAAATCTTTTAATCAAAATGTACTTATAAAAGTTTTTGATGAGGTAGAAAAAGAATATTCTAGAACCAATAGAGTTATTCGAAAAGAATTAACTACTTTAAGAAAAGGTAGAAAGATAAAAACTCACAGAAGACATAAATAAAAAAACAACTTAGCACAGCCTCTTATTGAGGCTTTTCTTTAATTCTTAGGAGGTATACGATGAACAAAGATGATATAAAAATTCAAGAAATGATATTACATATACTAGACACGTCTTTAGACATACCTGTTTTATCTGATGATCTATTAGATAGATCAGAATTTGTTATTGATTTTGCAACCACACACATCTCAAAGCTAATAAATAGTGATTTACTCAAAAGCAGCACCTTTAAAACAGACAATAATTATGTATACACTCAATTATCATTATTAAACTCAGCTGGTTTGATTGCTACATCAAAAAATCTATCTACAGTTTTATTTCAATTAATGAAAAAAAATATATACATACCCTCTTGTGATTTACTTTTTGTTACATATACTGTTGATGATAAGCAATACATGTCAATCCTTAAACTTAATTATAAAACATCTTATATACATTATGTAACTTCTAACAACAACAATACTAAAAACTCAATAATACAACAAAAAACAACGCTTCCTCAGTTATCTCAAAAAGTTGATGAAGCAATTATTATTCAATTAGATAATTATAATATCTTATTACTTGAAAAAAAATGTGAAATAAATGGTGAGCCAAGAAATTATTTATCAGAACTGTATTTGCAGTCTGAAGCATATATTTCTCCAAAAGAAAAATTAAATATTATTACTAAAACTGCTGATAAACTTAATAAAAAGTACTACAACGACACCCTAGATAAAAATATGGACTTTAAAAAATCTTTATTTAACCAGTTTGAAGAAACCGGCACTATAGATATAGAGCAAGTTGTAAGTACTACATTTAATAATAATATTGAAATACAAAAAGATTTTGAAGAGGAAATACAAAAAAAAGGTATAAAAGAAAAAAATATTTCTTTTACCAATGAAAACTCCATTAATAAAATAAGTAAGCAAAAAATTAAAACTGATATAGGAATAGAAATAAATATACCAATAGAACATTATAAGAATTCCAATTATCTTGAGTTTATGAACAATCCTGATGGAACGGTTTCTCTTTTAATAAAAAATATAAATAAAATGTCAGGAAGTTTTTAAAGTGAATTGGATAAAAAATAAAGTTGAAGTTTTAATTGATAAATACGATACTAACGTGCCAAACGAAATCGCTGACTATCTTGGAATAAATCTACTCTACGAATACCTAGGAAATATAAAAGGATTATATATTAAGCATAATGGTTTCCATTTCATAATTATTAATGTAAACTTAGATTATTATGATCAACGGGTAGTATGTGCTCACGAATTAGGACATGCTGTCCTTCACCCTACTCTTAATATGTCTTACCTAACTGAAGAGACCTTTTTTTCAAAAGAGAAGTTTGAGCGACAGGCGAATGAATTTTCAGCACATTTACTTCTACCGGATAATTTTCATCTGGATCCAGACTTTAAAGGACGAAATCTTGAAGAAATATCTGAAATACTAGCAATACCAAAAGAAATAATTAAATTTAAATTCTACTAGTAATGGAGGTATCTATGGATTTAACGGATTATGCATTAAAAAGGGAAAAATTTTATTCTATATGGGGTAAAAAAATAGAAGATAACTTTGATGAGTTTAAGGTTAGAGTACTAATTGATATAAAAGAAATATTTGATGATGCTATGGAAAATATTTACCTTGACCTTTATAATATAAATTATTCATATTGTAAATTAAAGGCTTGTTTTGCTGATGAGCATATCATTGATTATACTGACTTCCAATTCTATCATGATATTTTAGATGCATCTAATCTTTTTGAATTATGTGATGCTATTCAACATTTTTTATGGGTATCTTTAGATGATGAGTTTTCCTTTATACAAGAAGAACTAATTAATAGTCTTACTAATTTAGCCAAGACATCAAATATACCTATCAATGTAAAAGTGGGTTCAGATATAAACATTCTGCCAATAGGTGCAAAATCATTAGACGAAAAATTAGTATATGATATATACGATTGGTTAGATGATTATCCTAAATCAAAAGAACGGTATAAAAGTTCTATAAGCAAGATTATTAATAATGAGGATAAAAGAGACATTATAGATAATTTACGTTTATCACTTGAACTATTTCTTAAAGACATTTTTAATAACAAAAAAAGCTTAGAAAATCAAGACTTAGGAAAGTTCCTTAAAGAAAAAAATATCTCAGTTAGCATAAGAAATTTAATTACAACTTGTATCACATACTATTGTAATTATAATAATGATCATGCAAAACATAATAATAATGTGAATGAACCTGAAGTAGAATTTTTATTATATATAACTGGAGTATTAATTCGAACAATAATAACTTTAAAAGACTAAAGATTAATGATGAATAAATAGTTCATATCCATTTTTTAATGTCTAATACCAAAATAGCATTTCCTTGATAAATTATTTTTTCGTAGCTTATCCAACTATCATTTAATCTGTTTCAATGAAATTTTATGGTATAATAAATTTAATTTTTTTGTTAGGAACGATACTATGAACTACTGCATATACCTCCGCAAATCAAGAGCCGACCTTGACGCTGAAGCACGTGGTGAAGGTGAAACGCTCATCCGCCATGAACGTGCTCTTCTTGATTTAGCCAAAAGACAAAAACTGAATATCGTTAAAATCTATCGTGAGATTGTGTCTGGTGAAACCATTGCTGCTCGTCCGGTGATGCAACAACTTCTTAATGAAGTTGAGCAAGGTATATGGACTGGTGTTCTGGTTATGGAAGTGGAACGTCTTGCCCGTGGTGATACTGTAGACCAAGGGATTATGACTCAAACTTTCAAGTATTCTAATACCAAAATCATAACACCTATGAAGACTTATGATCCGAATAATGAATTTGATGAGGAATACTTTGAGTTTGGTCTTTTTATGAGCCGACGCGAATACAAAACTATTAATAGGCGTTTGCAAAGAGGTCGTCTAGCTTCTGTTCAAGAAGGTAAATATCTTGGTAATACACCACCTTATGGTTATGTACGTAAAAAGCTTCACAATGATAAAGGATATACCCTTGAATTACATCCAGAACAATCTGATATTGTAAAGTTGATCTATGAGCTATATACAAAAGGCGAAATGCAATCAGAAGGCATTTATAACCGCCTAGGGTCCTCCCTTATAGCTAATAAATTAAATGATATGAAAATACCCCCTCAGAAGGGCGATAGATGGGTTAATAGTTCTGTTAGGGGTATTCTTACCAATCCTGTGTACAATGGCAAAATACGTTGGAATGCGCGCCCTAGTGTTAAGAAGATTGTAGATGGTCAAATAAAAAAAGAACGTCCAAGAGCAAAGGCTCAGGATTGTATTATTGTACATGGGATTCATGAAGCAATAATAGATGATGATACTTGGAATCTTGCACAACATTATATGTCACAGAATACCATACAACCTGTTATTAAAAATAAAGCTATTAAGAACCCCTTAGCTGGTCTAGTAGTCTGTGGTAAATGTAATCGAAAATTAATCCGTAGACCTCTACCTAATCAACCTGATATTTTAATGTGTAGGCTTTCATCTTGTGATAATGTGAGCTCACATCTAGAGTTTGTTGAGAAGAGAATTATAGAAGCTCTTGAGCATTGGCTCCAAGAGTATAAAATGAAATGGGCTATTCCAGAAGTTGAACAACCAAATATTAATATTCAATTAGATGTTAAAGAAAAAGCTGTTAAAAAGATAGAAAGCGAACTTGAAACCTTGCAAAAGCAGTTAAACAATCTGCATGACTTATTAGAACAAGGTATCTACTCCACTGATAAATTCTTGGAACGTTCTAAGTTGCTTTCTAATAAGGTAAAACAACTTGAAAGTGATCGTGATATCCTCTTAGAAGATTTGTCTAGAGAATCTAATAGAGAAAAAAATAGGAAGTTTATCATTCCTAAAGTAGAAAAAGTCTTGGAAGTCTATCACAAAGTTGATGATCCAGGTAAAAAGAATGCTTTACTAAAAGAAGTGGTCGAAAAAGTTCTTTATACCAAGGTTGTTAAAGGTAGGTGGCATAATCGTCCGGATGATTTTGAGCTCGTCCTCTACCCTAAACTTCCTAAGCATTAAATTAATGACACCCTAGTGGAACCTAAGAATTGGCCCATGTTGAAGTTATTAACGCTATGATTTACCAACTTATTCAAGATGCTACTCCTGAAGAACTTGAAAGAGAAGGTTTAGGAGATTATTACGCCGTTCATGGTAAGGCTCTATATCCAACTGATTCAGTAGGTAACCCATTTACTGTAGCTTATTTCAGAGCTATGGCTGATCCTCGTGCAGATTTACACGAAGATATGGCAGCAGAACAAAAAGCAAGAGCTACTTATGAAAGATTAATAAATTTATCTGATGATCCTGACGTTCTTGATCCACTTCGCTTTTTACGTCAACGTGAAGTTATTCATTTCCAACGTTTTGGTGAAGCTTTAGATGATATTCAATTCTACTGTGATCATAGAAAAGTATTTTAAGGTCCTTAAAATAAAACAAGGCAATGTTGATGTGAAAACATTGCCTTGTTTTAATAGCCTTTATTATTTTAAATTCATAACTTGTACGTTGTTTTCATTTGTAAGTAATAACTTAACATTTTCTTTTTTTGTTAAAACGCCAGTAGGCACCTGAAAAGCTAAATACCCTTCTAGTTGTTCATCTTGTCCTAGTTCTTTATTAATACTTGTTAAATCCCAATCTAACAAGGTTTGAACTGGCGTATACAAGTAATTCTCATTAACTATAAGCTTTACATTAGATGCTTTAACCCATTCTTCAATAGGTTTTGCTTGAATGCTGTTATTTTTAATATCTAAGTATACAGTTAAAAATTCCATATTATCAGTTGCTTCTATAAATGGATAAATTTCAGATTCCGTTTTTTCTTTAATAATATTTTGTCGAACCATTTCAACAAAAGCTACTGAAAAATCATCTACATCCTGACTTGAACTTAATTCCATACTTTCGAAAGTTTCAACGTCTAATTTCTCTTCTGTAGGGACCTTACTGTCTTCTACAGTTTCACCAAATTGATGTTTTAGAATTAACTCAGCAAATGCTTCTCCAACTTCAGTATAGGCATCTTCTGTATAACTTGCTGTACCAGCACAACCACTTAACAACAGGATACCAAAAGATATAAATGTTATTTTAAGTAAATGTTTCAAAGTCAACACCTCCGCGTTTGATGTCAC